CCGATAAATCCATAATAGCCTTACTTATTCCGCTAAGAATAGCAAACACAATAGATAATATGATTAAGGCTATTGTCATTAAGCGTTAAGTTCTGCAATGTAATTATTGATAGCAGTTTCCCTTTGTAAGTCAACTTCATATCCTGTTTTACTTTGATGACTTTCAACAGTTATCCACTTGGTGAAATTCGGTATTACTCCGTTATTATCTTTAACTGCTAATGAAATCAACACACTATACTTATCATTCTCAAGTGTTGTTTCTGCGCTTATCTGTGTTTCTATAATTTCGTATCTCATATTTTATTCTATTTACATATTTGAATGTGAAAACTTACGCCATCCTGTCCCGTCGTAAAAACAAAGTTCATGCAATGTTGTATTATATACTATTAAACCCTCCGCTGGAGATACTATGGCGTTAATTTCCGTTGTTGTCATTCTCGGTGGTAAAAACCCCATTGTAGTACTGTTTATCTGTAACTTAGCACTTGCAACTGGAGATGTCGTACCTATGCCAACACTTCCTAATGCTGCCGTTGTACTTCCTTTTATAGTAAGAATTTCCGAAGGAGTGAATGAACCAAATCCACCCGCTTGACCTGTATTTCCACAAAAATCCATTTGACCATTTGCCGTTTTTATTACGTTTGAATAAGTCAACTCACCTCTGTACGAACCGCTTATATAATCGCCATTAAATACAATTGCATTCGTACCAGATGAAGGTTTTGCAAAAGTCAAATAATTGCTTCCTGTGGTAGTAACTACACAAACTGGTGATGTGCTTGTACTAATCATTATATTTTGTGATGTCCCAGCATCATATTGTAAAAATCCACTTAATGAACCAATACGCTGTGTATTAGATAAAAAGTTAATAAATGAACCCGATACCAGTTGAATATTACCAGCCGTTATGTTAAGCGCATTATTAGTTGTCGCACCACTCGCAGTTAATTGTAAAGCTATATTTGTGCTTGTCGTTCCTGTGTGTGTGTTGCTGAATATACCTGTTCTTGTTGTCTGCCCTGAAGTTGCATTAGCACCCCTTGATATAGCTGTAAAAACGTTCTGTAAGCTACTCGCTGCCGTTGTGCTTACTGTTTCTAAAACGAAAGCACTATCAGCACCTATTGAGTTCCATTGCCAACGTTGTTTATAGTTAGTATTGTTAATTGTATTCGTTGCCGTTGCCGAAGTTAAACCGCTTAATGATGCACCGCCCCCGCCTATTGAATCTTGAACCGCATATCTAACTCCTGAAATTGCAAACACGATACTATCTTTTGCACTGTTTTTGTAAATGGTATCAACAACCCGACCACCAACGGATATAGTAATATTACCTGAACTATCAGCATTAACATTATTTACCGACTTAGCTAAATAAGACTGCGAATAAGCAACGTTAAAAAAAAACAATATAAATATTAATCTTTTCATATAATCTCATTAATTACATAAGTTAAACCATTGTAATATGTATAGTAAACACTTCCGTTACTGCCTTTAAAAATTGTTTTAGCGTAACTTGTATCAAATAGTTCAGGGTATAATGCTTCAGAAATTATCTTACTTTCCACTAAACAATCTATTCTTATATTTCCAAAATCTGAAGAACCTGAAGTTCCTGTTATAGTGCAATCTTTAAAGCCTATTTTTACAGATTGGTGTGAAATACCATTTATAGTTTCAACATTACAATTAGAACGAGTTTGAACCCATGCACACTCATTTACACCGCTAAAATCACCATCAATATTACAAGCGTACATATATATACCAACACACCAATACAACCTACCTTGTATAGTATCGTATAAATAACCACTTTGAAATATACGGTCTATCAATCCATCTACTTCCGTATAATTAAAGTTTGTACTTACCACCTTGTTTACTGCACTATGAAAAATAGAATTGCTCCAAGAACCCTCACCACTATACTGCAAAATAGAATCAAAAACACATTCTATTATTTCTAATTCAAAATTTTGTATAAATTCACCTCCGAAATTAGAAGCTAAAATAGTGTTTCCTGTATTCTGCGTTACCTCTCCGTTAAAGTATGAAGCAGCAAAATAATTATTACTATTTTGATAAACATTATCTTTAAAAAAAGATGCTGGAAATTCAACAGCATTAATACCAAAAGACAGTCCATATTCTTTTGTAAACGGCATATCATTACCTGTAACTAATTTTGATAAATCAAAAAATAACTGTTCTGTTGAATCATTATAATTTACCATCAAAACTTTTCTGAAATCAAAATAAGTAGAGTTCCCATTTGCATCTTTACGATAAGTTATCTTTCCCTTACATGGCGCACCATTTATATAAGTAGTATCTATCGTAATATCGTAATGAATTATATCAGTAGGAAAGTCTAATGAACTCACTATTGGTGAAAATGTACTATCTGAATTTGCTACTAAAACTATCACTTCACCACTCGCAGTTTTAGTTACTGCACTTAATGACTGGTCATAAATGGTTGCAAAGTCTGTTAACTTGTAAGTAGCGCCCTCAACTAAAGTATGTGCTGACATTTGCGCTCTAAGTTGTGCATACGTTCTATTAAAGTAAATTGAATCATTAATCAAACTCCAAACTGCATTAGCCGTTGTAGCATCCGTACATAAATAAGTTGTATTGTCATCTAAAGTCCATAAGCTACCAATTCCATATCCTTTTAAATTGTCATCATTTACAGTAGGTGTAGTGGTGAAGTTATATAGCGATTGTCTTATTGTATTACCATTACTGCCCATTACATACAACCGCCCCGCTTCCCATTTTAATTCGTAACCAACCGCACATATTTGAGCAATACCATTAACGCCACCCAATCCAGCATCAATAGTTCCCTTTTTTAACATTGAACCATTATCTAAAATAATAGCATCACCATTTGATATACTGATATTAAAACCGCCTGTTGTATTTCCGTTTGTAAGTGTTTGTTGCAAATCTTGCGAACCGCCACCCCCGCCCGAACTATCTATAATAGCATATCGAATACCATTAATCTTAAATATTAAGCTATCTAAATTTCTGTAAAGTGTATCTACTTTACGTATCGAACGAACCGCACTAATTGAGTCATTTAAAGTACTTTGTGTTACACCTGAACCTGAAAACGTTTGCCATGTTGCACGACCGTTTGCATCCGAAGTTAAAACCTTTCCATTGGATGCACCTTTTATTAAATAGATTGCACTATCAAAACGCACACCCTTTGCAAACCATGTCGAATCCCTGAACTTATTAACTATCTGCGACTGTGCAGACAATGAAAATAATAATAATAATATTGTCGTTAATTTTCTCATGTGTATATTATTCTTATTTTTGCGCCTGTGTCTGCTACCGAATCAAAAAGCACATTTCCTGTCATTATATTAAAAGCAAAATAATCCTCATCTATAATCTGAGAGTCAATAGATATTTGCAAAATAGTTCTTCCTATTAAATTAGAACTTGTATATGAATTTGTATTAGTTCCTGTAATTTTTAATAACTCAACAGATGAACCACCGCCACATTCAGAAACAACAATTGTTACATTTTCACATTGTTCTATAACTTCTATGTTTATACTGTCACTCATTGCGTTATATTTTGAACAACTGGTAAAATATTTTCATAGTATATTTCAACACGTCCGCTTAGCCACGTAAACTTAATGTCAAAATACCAATCCCCTACTTCCCAGTTAATTATTTCACCTTCTAATAGTGAGAATTGTCCGTTTACGGAATCTGTTTTTTCTATACCATTGCCAACACTAAATTTATGTACCTTGCATCCTGTTTTACTGCCTAAACGAAAGTGTGCATTGATTTCGATATTAGTCAAATCCAATGCCACTCCGTTTATTGTAACAGTAAAACATAAACCATCAAAGGTAGTTGTCTTTTTGTGTTTTTTTAAGCTCACTATACTACAAGTTGAAAGCAATCAAAAATATCTTCAGGACTTTCTAAAGGACACACTGGAACTTTTTGAAACCATGTATTCTCAACCATCCAAACAACATCCTCTTCTAAATTTTCAGTTACGGCATTGTTTGTAAATACAGATACTGGCTTATCGCTAATGTGTAATAACGTTTCTGTTTTGTAAGCTAAAAACCATGCACGAGATTTTTCAAGTTCTGTAAAGAAAGAACAGTTATCTACATAGTTAGGGTCTTTAAACGCTACTACATAATTACGACCTGTTACTTGTTCTTTTTGGTCTCCGTAACCTGCGCCTGCTACCTTTTCACCACCGTTTGACGTTCCGCTAACTTCAGGAATGATACGAATTAAACCGCTTTCAATTCCTGCTTGCCATAACGCTGTGTCGTTTGGTGCTGCCTGAATAATAGACACATAGTCTTTATGAATATAAGCCGCTGAACGTACACGACCTTTTTCAAATTCTGAACATGGATTACACACGTGTTCAGGTACTTCTGATTCGCATGATGCGCCTGGATAATAAACACTCATTTTTTATTAATTTAATTTGATGAATAATTGTTACAAATCGTTTCGCATACGTCTAAACATTTACGTCTATATGTATGTCTTATATTATAGTCAACTCTAAACATAAATAAATCAGGCATTCCCGTATAGTCTGCAAATTCTGTATTTATTATTTGATTTGAGTTGTAATCTATTCTGTTTTGAATTAAGTTAGCCACGCTTCTCCCTTCTAATTTAAAGCTGTCAGGAATAGCACCTGTCACGAACTGCGAAAGTGTTGAACTATCTTGTTTTAGCTTTATTCTGTTACCGACAACAAACATTGAAAGTCCGTAACTATCTGTTATCTCTTTGTTTGATTCTCCGTATTGCTGTGATTTATATACGGGTGTTTTATCATTTAGCCTATGATATACTTGCAATCCTAACGTATTGTCTAAAGCTATTTTTATGCATTCTCCAAACTCGTTAACTACATTTGGTTGGAGTGTTATAGTATTATCATCTTCAATAGGAACTAATTCTGTTAATCCATAAAAGTTAGCATCGTATTTTTTTACGATTGCTTTCTCTTTTATTGAGTCGTTAACGAGTTTAATTAGTTGTTCTATCATTTAGATAATTGTTTACAATTTCGTCTTTTAACTGCTCCTCATGCTTTGATAACTTAGTTAAAATCTGCTTTTTATATTTCTTTTCAAGCCATGTCAACTTTTCAAAATTAAAATCGTTTTGGTAGCCTATTGCATATCCGTATGGTATCTTTATTGGATTGCGTTCACAAATAGACATATCATTTTCCATTTGTCGAGTTAATGATAAAATTACTTTTGTGTCACTTGTCCTGTTATACTTTTTTCGTGCATTACCTTTGTTAACACCTCTTACAATTTTAGAACTTTTAAAATTACCTGTTCGCACTTTCATGTATTCACTTGAATAAGTACCGATTTGGTTATCATTAGAATCTTTGCCTTGCACGTGTACTCTATCACGCATCATTCCTGTCAATGTACTTGCAATAGTTCTTAATAGCTTATCCGTTTCCTGTGGACTTGCCTTACCTTTTAAGTCTGCTTTAATTGCATCTAATACATCTTTTCCGTTGCTGTTAAACGCTATCATGGCATTACATATTCAGTTCCTGAAATCTCTAAACACTCTATACAATAATCATTATCAATTCTAATACTATCGTTTGCCGTTTGTAAAAACTCCGTATAATCAGTAGTGTACATTTGCAATAACTCTTCAGCACGTTTTTTGTCAACCGTTGTAAATCTGTTTACTCTATCTGAATAAATACGTTCACGCATTAATTCCATTCCTAAAGCATATAAATAAGCATCTGAATAAACATCTATATTGGCGCAAAGAATCGAGTCATATAAGCATCTTAAAGACACGTCAACTTTTAATCCGTAAGTGTTATTAACTTGTACTATATCGTCTATTGTATCGAACTGTATAGCTTGTTTAAATACATCGTCACAATCATCGCAGAGGCAATCACACAAAGTATCATCAAATACAAGTTTCTTAACTTCTTCAAATACTGAACTATCATAAGCAACAACTATATCTAATGTATCGTAAGACTTATTTACATAAATCTCATTCCATCCTATTTTAGTTATTAACGCTTGACTGTACAATAATATCTTATCGGAATAAATATAGATAGTAGTAATTTGCTCTTCTAATGCATACAAGTAAACTTTGCTTACATGAAATCTTAGTAACTCGCTTTCGCATTCAAAAGACTGAAGCCTAACACCATTTTTTAAATTCAAAGAACTTGTTGTATCTCCTAATTCTCCATTTGTAAAGTATGTATTTACAATTTTTTTAAAATTGTATTGCGTTTTCATATATGCTAACACATCCTTACTTAAACGTGAAATTGCTCTTTTTTGTACATCTGCAAACACACCTAAAAATGATAACTGATTTGCATTTGCAACAGCATCTATGTTTTGAAGGGTAACACCAGCGAGGTCTGTTAAATATTTGCCACTAACGGATTCTTCCGTTTGACAGTTAACTCCAACACCAATGTACCCTTCTAAACATTTCATATATAAGTATGTTTTTTAAATCTTAATAACCGCCATCACAAGAATCGCAATCATTAGTTACGTTGTACAATAAAGAACCTCTATTTCCTGTTAAAGGGTCTTCAGCTCTATACGCTGTACTTGGAATAGTCCACAAACCGAAGTTTAAAGACAAAATCATATTCCATCCTTTTTGTAAAGTTTCTGTTTCACCATCAACTGTATAATCAGCTTCACAATCGTTAAACTTAAACTGTACGTCAACTGGCATTGGTGCAACTTGAATGCCACCATTTGCAGTCATTGTAGTATAAGGCAATTTGATGTAATCAAAAATTGCAGTTCCTAAGTCACGTCTTTTGAAACCTTGATATTTCAAGTAAGTAACTAATTGGATTGCATCTTTTTCGTAAACTAATAAATCGTTAGCGTCTCCGATTGTTTCTACTTCATTGTCATAGAAGAAATCAAAACCGCCTGCTTGTGTACGTGTATCCAATCCGTTTTGAGCCGTTTGTTTAGCAGCTTGTTGCATGATATAGTTGTTAAACAAACCTCCACCTACTGCAATCGGTTTACCACCCATGTTGTTTAACTTGTAATCAGAAAGAATCTGTGTTGCTCCATCAGTTAAAGAGTTGAAGTTTGTATCCTTCCCGATGTTGATTGTTGACGCTGTTGTTAATCCTGTACGTCTATTTTTACCTAAATTTGCATAAGCTAAAGTTAATAAGTCGCTATTTACTGCACTCATTAATCCGTTTGCTGCTAATAAAGTTTCAATTGCAAACTCTTCAACTACTGCTGCATTTCCTATCATAGCAGGATTTGAAGCCGCCTTTTCGTAAGCTGCAATAACTTCATCTTCGATGTGGATTGCAATTTGTCGGTAGTTAGCAACACTTACTGCATCCTCTGTGTAACCGTTTACATTCGTAATCTCACATGAAGGAGTTGTTTCTGTTTGTGCTGCTGTGTAGCGTTTTTTCTTCTTAACTTGTACAGCGTTAAAATGACCGTTCATTAAGTCATATTTAATATTGCTGATACCATAAGAATGTGCCGTAAGTAAGGATTGTAAGAATCCAGGCATTTCTATTTTGTTTTGTGGAGTTGCTGATTTAGCAATCTTTGCTATATCCTCCAATAAATAAGGTGCGAAACCGTTTGCCATTTTTTTAGTATTTAAAATTGTTAATAATCTTTGAATACTAATATGGTCTATACTATGGTATCTTTAAATTGTCGAATGCTGAAAAATCTACCTGTGAATGACCGCTATTAGTAGGGTCTGGTGCAAACAATGGATTGCTTTTTTGTGGCGTTCCGTCATTTGTTGCCAGAAGTTTTTTATTGAGTAAAACTCCCTTTGTAAAATCCTCGTAAGAGGTTTTGTTGTTGCGTTCATCAAGATAATCGAGAGACGTGTCATCTGCTCTTTTCAGCTCGAATTTGCCAATTTCTGTGTTGTATATTCTTTTAGCTCCCTTTGCAGTAAGCTCGTTGTTTATATGGTAATCAGCTAACAATAGGTTTTCTTCTATTGATTTGCTTTTATCGTATTCTAATCCTTGTAAAAAAAACTTATGTTGCAATTTTTCAATTTCTGCAAACTTAGAGTTTTTTTCCTTTTCAATCTCTTGTAGATAGTTAGTTTCTTTTGCTTTAAAGTCGTTTACTAATCTATCAATTTCATCTTGTGCTTTCTTAGCCTTTCCGTCATCGCCTTTGCCTTCTGCACTCGCTTTCTTAGCTTCAAGTTCTTTTATCTTTGCTAATGCTGTTCTAACACGTGCTGGAGTTGATTTAACACCTAATAATTCATTTCTTACACTTTCATCTTCTATCAATTCTTCTAAGGCTTCTTTTAGCTGTGCATCTACTCCATTTAATCCTAACGCTGTAAAGTGTTGTTTAAGTGTGTAGTTTTGTTTTGCACTTTCAATATCGTACAGATTGCTTTCCAATTTTGTAGAAATCTCATCTGAAATTTCAACTTCCTTTATAGCTTCTAATGCTTTAAGATAGCTTTCATCTGTAATATCGACACCTGCTTTTTTAGCCAAACTGTCAAATAAAGTTTTAAGTTTATTCATAAATTATTTTTCTGTGTTATCAGACTCGTTTTGTGTTTTAGCACCTCTTTTATCTTTCATTGCCTCTAATTCAGCAACTCTTTGTTTTAACAATGCATTTTCTTTAACTGCATCCTGCGCTTCTTTCGGTGTTACAACTTTTATCAGTAAATTATTTTTTTCTGATTTTAAGCCGTATTGCCATCCTGTCTTTCTTTGTGCTTTGTGTAACTCTTTTAGTGAATTTATTCCTTTCTCACTAAATTCGTATATGTTTTTTTCTGTGTCTATTGCTATGAAATCCTTAGCCATTTAAAATATTTTGTGTAAATTTAATTAATAGTTTTGTATGTATTTGTTCTACTTAGTAAACTATACTTTACTGTTAAACTTATCTCTTATATTTTTAGGTACGGCTTCCTTTGCAACTGCATAAAATGCATGTCCGCAATTCCATCCACCTGCATAATTAGTAATGTTTGATGTATTGGTATCTGCTTTCATTCCGTTTGGTAGTTTTGTTTTTGCATTGCATGGTATTTTATCACTACAAATGTCAATACCGTCAATATTTCCTGTTAAAATAGTTTGAAATTCTGATTTATGTACATACTTCTTTTTTACCATATACTGACACCATTCACGAGATGTTTCTAATAAAGAACCTGTGTACATAAACCATTCCAATCCCAAATCATCTGTAAGTATAGTTGAATAAGTACGTGAATAAGTATTTATTGAATCTATTACAATTGTATTAGCATATTTTTCAAAAGCACCTAAATTATTAGTGTTGCCGTTAATATATACTTTCATCGCTTCCTGAAATTCAGCATAAGAACCGCCAGACGTAATATTTGATTGCAGTATAGATTGAGTCTTTGAAATAATGTTTAAATCAATTCCTTGCTCACTTAAATAAAGTGCCGTTCTATCAATTGAATCTTGTCTAACTATATTTAGAATTTCTTGCGTTGTGGCACTTTTAGATGTTGCAAAAGTAGCAAAATAAGACTGTTGAACTTCAGAAATTGTATCGAATGATTTAATAAGTTCCTTTGATGCTTTTATGTATTCTTTGTCAAAAATAACTCTACGTAATCGCATCCGCAATTGAGAAAGAATACGATAATTGTCTATCGTGTTTTTGATATTACCTTTAGCATCTAACTTTAAATCTTTTGTAATTGTTAGTATTTCTTTATAGATATTCTTTTGGATTTTTGGCACTTTGTCCATAAATTCATTAATAGAACTATCAACTGTTTCAATTATTTTTTTAATACTACTCATTCTATGTTAATATAGCTATTTTGTCTGCCTATTGTTCTGATTGAATTATTTGTGGCGTTCCTAATTGTTTACGTGCATCTTGTAAAGGTGCTAATAAATCTGTACTAATACTATTTTCTCTCATCACTTCATCTGCATATTTATTCATAATAGCCACTTGTTCTTCATATCCTTTAAATGCAAACTCTTCATCTTCTATCAATGCTTTACGCACAAACTTTTGAATATTAGAACTAACTACATAGTCTTTTTCTGTAATACCGTTATTTTGCAAACGCATCATTTTATTATCTTCAGAAACACCATATAAAGGGTCTAACTTGTAAACCAACATAGTGTATTTGCTTACATCAGAATCATGAGTGAAACGCTTTAAAGATATTTCCATTTCCATTGACGCTAATATAACGGGACTTAAATTTGCATCTTTAGCATGTTTATATTCTTCAATCAATAACGCATTATTTACTAAATCGTATTTTTGTGGAATACTAATTTTCGGTAGCATTTCCTCACGTGTCTTTGCATCCTGAATTAAAAAGCCATAACGCAAATTACAAGTATAGTAATCTACATTTTCACGAACGTACTTTAATAATCCTGCAACCTTATGTGCAAAGTTATCCGTTTCATCTCTGTCCCATTGTTTAGCTATTCCGCTTTCATTTATTGGAACATTGTAAAGAAACTGCATGTTAACCGCCTCTAATGCTTCGTATAAGTTGCTTTTAACAGCATCTCTTAATAAGTGTGCTATCTCTATACTCTTTTGAATATAGCCTGCTGGTGGTATTGGTGGTATTTGGCTATTCGGTCTATTTAAGTCTAAATTAATTACCCTGTTTTGGAAAGGTGAAACAGTTTCATAACCGCTACCGTTACAAGTTCCACACGTTGAATTTGACATTGCCAAACCTACTTTTGTTTTGCCTGTTCCGTTGCACTTCTTACAAGTATTGGTGTTAATAGTCCATTTTTCCGAATGCATGTGTAAAACATATTCAGCTTGTAAATCTGAATACATACGTGCTGCTTCGTTTAAATGCGTTACCATTGAATTTATAGGTGTCTTCCAAATAATATCACCGTCTTCATTCTTATAGAATAAACCCCTAAATCGGAAAGCCTGCAATTCATCAAAATTATGTTGAAGTCTATTTAATTCTAAATATACCTTTTGCCCTTTTGTTTCTAAAATTACATATTCTACTATCTCGTTTCTTGTTGATAAAATATGTATATCATATTCACGCTTTCCGCTTTCATCTTTGTATTCATAATCTCTATCTGTTTTTACTATTGTATAGTCATTTTCTTTGTAATAAATAACTTCGTCAACATTAGCAATAAACGGAATTGGTTTATAAAATTCACCTACCTGAATATTATACGACAATGGAACGATAACAACAACAGCATTTGCATCTATCATTATATTCTGTAAGCACTCATCAAACAACCATGAATCTATATTGTCATAAATAGGATATTCATTTTCTAAATATGTTTTTAATGTCTTATTTGCCGTTTCTAAAAATGCAGGCTCTTTTGTTTTATCGTAATTCACTTTCCAATCAGGTGAACGTCTTATTTTACTCAAAGAAGTAATTACCTTAGAAATCGGGTGTTCCGTTTTTGGTGCGTAGATTTTAAACCTGTAATCCATTATAGCATCAGGCTCATTCGGTCTGCGTTCTCTGATTATTTCTTCAGGAACTAATCCGTCTGCATGAGTCTTTAACGCTTTATAAAGTTTTAAAGCATCTTTTTTTATATTCCACTTTATTTTATCATCGTGGTGGTTAAATATATTTATTTGTTCTATTGGTGTCATAAACTACGTCTTTCAGGAATGAATGATTTTTTATCTCTAATCTTATATGGCTTGCCTAACTTACTCATTTTAGAATGATAGTTTGATATAGTTGAAAAATTGTTCTTAATAACTGTCGGTAACTTATTGCCACCTACTGAATATGCAAAGTATATTTCACTTAATTTATATGGTTGTAAGTGTGTTGTTCTTTTATCACGTGCATACCAAAATATCGGCAACCAGTTTTCTTTGTGTGGAAATTCATTTAATTTTAATGATGCTAACTGAAAAGCTAATTCATCTGCAATTGATGCGCCACCGAATTTAGTACCTTTAACAGGTGGATTTAAATACATATCTTTTACGGTATCAAAATACGTTTTAGTCTTTTCAGATTTATTAAAATACACACATTCGCTGTGATAATTCCACATCATAACATCAGGGTAAATTTTTCTAATATCGTTTATATCGCACCAAATTGAATATCCTGCAAGTCCTGTGTTTGACATAGTCCAATCTAATCCAATGCATTGATTAAATAACTCTGAAGGCTTTTTTGAAAATAACCAAACCATATCAACATCCAAAAAAATAGTTTCCTGAAATGGTGAAAAATCATACATCCACGTTTTTACTTTTATGTATTCGATTTTGCCTTTTGTATTCCAACTTTCATTAGGAACTTTTACTTCAAAGTCAAATAAAGACTTGTCTATATAATTGTAGTTATGCGCTAAACAGATAGGCATTTCAGGCTCTAAGTGTTTAATTGACATAGCTAAGTTTTTAGCCATTTCCAAGTATTCATTTGAACCGATTGCTATTAATAGGATTCCTTTAGCAGTTTGCACCGCAGTTGCTGTTTTTTCCATTAAAGTATTTTTTTAGTTTAAATTCTGCTTTAGATGTAAATTCTATCTTACTATTCCAGTCAGGTGAATAGTCGCCTTGTTGGCTCATTTGAGTTGTAAATCCTAAACGATTTGATGTAACAATTAATGTATCGTGTTTTAATGCTGTTATTAGCTTATCATGGTATGACTCCTGAATGTAGTCTGTTTCACATTCGTATTCCTTTTCAATGTCAGCACTTAAACGCCTATACTGTCCGTTTGTTTGTTTGTATATCTTTTCTGTTGTTGGATATTGTGGACTGTGTAAAAAGAACGGAAAATTAACGCTATTTGTCACGCCTGTTGGATATGTAAACCCGAATGCATCTTCATTGTTTGAGTATTCAATCTTTGTTACAAAACAACAATCCTCAACTTTCTCAAATAGATTGCTACACGCTACCAAATCCTTATTACTGTCTAATATAGCATAAGTAAAACATTCAGGAATAATTGTTTCTAATGGCAATTCAGGAAAATTTATAAATCCTTTTCTCCAATATGATGTAAGTGTATAATGGTAAACACTATCATCGTTTGGTAGTGTTATATCAAATTCAATGTCTGGGACTGTACAACAAGATGTAAACTCACAGTCAAAATCAAAGCCTAATAAGTCACTAATCAATGCAATTAATTCTGCTCTGCTATAAACTGCTACTGGCACGTTTCCGCTTATGTTGTTGGTTACGTTATAGAGTAGTGTATCGTATTTTTCTATCTTGTAAAATGATATTCCGTTTATATGATTGTTGTTATCTACGTTTATTGATATTGTACACGGATTTAATGTCGCCTGAAAGTCCACTTCTACGAATCCGTCATAACTATCGAAATTAACGTTAATAACTGTTGGCGGATTTGTACCGTCATCAAACGATATACTACCTGTCATATCGTTATAGATAGACGTATAATAGAACTTAAAAGAATAAACGTTACTACCGCTTAATGTATCTTCAAAAGAATAAACTATATCATCAGATACGGTTTGGTTTGTAAAAGAAAAGTTTATTTTACTATTTTTCCAATAAAACCAATTACCAGTATTTGTTGATGCCGTTACTGTTGAAATATTACCTATTAATCCGTAATTATTTAAATAAGAACCAGCAGGAATATTTGCTATATTAACAGTTACACCTGAATAAGTTGACGTTGTGCCGTGATTTACGTCAAATACTTCATTAAGAAATGCTTTTAATATAAAAGCCCTATTTGATGCAACCGTACCCTCTATATAAACAATATAAACATCTTCTGTTTGTGTATAGGTATAACCAATAACACCACCATCATTTCTTCTTATTATATAAATCTTATTTTCACAATATATCTGCAATTCAGTAGCAAGTGTTGCTGATATCATATCAAATTCCAAATCCGTACTTGTAATTTCATCAAAAGGATTTGTTATAAACTCAATTGTTTCGGTAGGTGTATCGTTATCCGTGTTGCAAAGGTTGTAAGGATTTGTTACCAATACTTCATCGCCTTCAAAATCAGTATAAAATTTATATAGTGAACATATCGGAGTTACTTCAATGTCAGCATCGTAAATAACGTTACAATCTGAATCAGCAATGGCTATGTAGATAGGTGTTGTTGTTGGTAAGTCTTCATCCGTTTGAATCTCAATTTGTGCTTTAATTCCTAAGTCATTACACGCTGGCAATACGTTTAAATGTTCAGCATCGCATGTATCTGAATACTCATTATAATTAAAATCTAAGAAACTAAATTCAGGACTTATAATATTCAAAACCAATAAAATTGAAGTGATAAATTATTGGCAATGCGCCCAGATATGCAAATTTAATAAAAATAATTGATATTTGCACTATCTTAATAAAAAAACCGCCACAAATAATGTGACGGTAAAATAAAAGTAAAAAGCAATATGAAAATAAGACTGATGCAATATTAGACAATCTTTTTTAATTATGCAACTTTTGGTATTAAAATTAAATCAATAGTTCCTCCTACAAAAGAATAACTGCATTCTTGCACCCATCCGTATCTTTGTGTTTCATCACACTTGTAAGCAAACAACCCGTGAGGATTTGCCTGCAAAGATTTATATTGCTGAAAAGTAAACGGTACGCCTTCAATCTTATGTAATTCTGGCAAGTATATACCATTACTATCTACTATTATATCACTTGACGTTATATTCTGCTTTTCAGATAATACACCGCTTTCAAACTCACATCCACTTGTTAACTCACCTTCCGCTGCCGTATTACCTTTACCACTTGAGAATAACAACTCTTTTGCAGACTTCAAAAACGTAGTTACATACTCAAACCATTGCACCGCCATACGTGCAGGACTTATTCTGAAGTTAAGAATTGTAGAAGGGTCAATAATATTAGCATCATTAACAATATTGCCCTGTTCAACTTGCAATGCTCCGTAATACCTATCTAAGCAAAGAACAAAAGTATCATTATCGTATCGCCAGTCTTTTGAATCCGTATTGCCCTTACGTCTTGTAATCTCAATAGCATATCCACTCGCTACAAACTGACATACTTTCTCTAATACACCGTTATGGTTTATTAATCGTGTAGTATATTCACGTTCCGTTAAAAATTCATCTAATCCGTTGTATTCTTCTGCTTCATACTTAGAATAACCTGTTTTGTAATTCTTAAAATGAAGCTTTAAGTTCGGTTGTTTTTCAACCGCAACAGTTCCAATGTCAGCAATTACGGTATCGTTATAAAAGTGTTTCCAATCTTCTATCCTTATAACTTCATCTTCGCCCTGTTGCTCTATTGTCATTCCTAACGGATATATGCAGTTTGTAGCGTTTAAAACATCATTAAATGTCAATGCCAACTTAGGTGCTTTATCACCTGTTTTAACGTCTTCTATACGCCTTAAAAACAGTCCTGAGGTTAATGCCAACATACCACCGCATCCATCATCTTCAAAGTTATACGGACTTGAATCTATCCTACCTAAATACTCACTATAAACCCTTAAACAGTTGTTTGTAACATACTCTGATATATGGCTAAGTGTTTCATTTACTAAGTATAGTTTTGCGTTTGTAGGTGCGCATAGTGAATTGTTTGTAATCTCAAAACTACTTGGTGTATTCATATTGAAATTCATATATAATTCTCCAGTAGTTGTGGTTGTATATTGAATAAAACAATAAACATATAACTTTGTATTTGCAGTAGGAAAAGATGTATTTGTAGTGTTTGATATATTCCATCCGTATGTTTTTGTAAATCCAACCGTACTAATTAAAGTTGCAGGAAAAAGTTGTAATTGTGTATCTATGCCGTTAACCAAATCAGACATACCTAATATAATACTAATTGAACTTATTGTATAGGATGCAGACGTTTCAATAGTAATGTCTGCATTTATAATTGTTGTTATTTCAATATCATCGGTTAAACAATTTATATTATCCCTGCTTGTGTTTTTATATATTGCATCCGTTTCAGATAATACTGTATTGTTTATATTGTTTGCTGCATCTGAAGAAAACAGGTTAACAAAATTATTTGGTAAAAAATCACCAAACTCATCATATATTATTGTTTCAAATGGTAGCGTAAATAACACTTGATACAATCCTGTTATACTCGGGGAATGATTCCATCCAGCAGGGAAAGTTCCAGTTTCATCATTTAAATAAGTAGATATTATTTCTCTATTTTCAACACTATCTGTTAATACAATCGTTTTACTTGGTACTTCTATTTCTTTGCCTAAATACTCGTAATCAGCCAAATCCGTTGTATTGTCAATAGCTTTTAAAATATCTAAATCTACCTTTGTATCCATTGCGTTCTTAAACTGATAAAAGCAACCTGATTTTTCAATACCCACTACACAATAACAATCATTTCCGCAAAACTCTTTGTATTCATAAAATGTTACATTGTATTCAATTGTTTCTTCTAATACACCGCTACAATAATACTCTATTTTAAGAACAGCAACCGCATCTATTCCGCTAACCGCATAAAGACCGCTAAGTATATCAAATCCGTTTCCATAAACTTCAATAGTTTCTTCACTCGCTTCAGCCATAACTCCGTGCCAGTTTTCAGAACGCTTTAGCTTAATTTTTGTAGCGTCAAAACCAACTGGCTCATCAACTTCAACATCATTTATATAGAATTTAAACTCCATTTCTATTGTTTTTTATTTGCGATACCGTAACGCCATTTTTTATGAATGTATTAAAACCGTTTTTATCAAAGTTAACCATTAAAGCAGGATTATTAGCCAACTCTTTACTGAATACTTTTGCCATTTTATTGTAATCGAAATTACTACCGTTTACTGCACTCGATACGTCAGGAATTAATAACTGTGGCAACATTTTATTTGGAATGCCTTTTAATAGCTTGTTTGTTTTAGCATCAATTACCCTTTCGCCTTTAGATAACATGGCAGGTACACTATCACTTGTTTCAGTACCACCGCCTTGAACGTATTCAGTTCCTTTAGCAAACTTAGGTATTTTCTGTGCTGCTATTATAGCTACTTGTGCTGCCGTTGTTACTGCTACTACTGCTGCAAGCGGAATAGCTGCTGGAAAGCCAGGACTTACCCAAAGTTTAGTAATTGCTAATGCACCGTTAATAATAGCTTGTGCAATTGCAGCCTGTTTATCTGCTTGTGCTTGTTTTGTTTTAATAGCTGCAACTTGTCTTTGATACCTTAATTCAATACGTTCCTTTTGCGCATCTGTTAACTCTTTATTTGCTAATTCCTTGTTTTTTAAGTCAGTTAACTGTTGTATCTGTAAGTTAAATTCAGCGTTACGTCTTTGATTTGCTATTGTAAATATTGCATCTGCAGTTTGTTGTGCTATCTGAATACTCGCTTCTTTAATGGCTAATTCCTTATCTTTTTTGTCTTTTCTCCATTTCTCATCATACTCATCTTCAGCATCTCGATATGATTTCATTAATTTGCTTTCCTTTTCTAAATATTTTTCAATACTATTAAGTGTTTCATCATTTCTTTCGTTTAGTTCTTTTCTCCATTTTTCATCATTATCCTTTTCAGCATCTCTGTATGATTCCCTTAATTTATTTTCCTTTTCTAAGTATTTTTCAATATTACTTAATATTTCATCATTATCATCATTTAATTTTTTTATTCTTTCCTTTTCAGCTTCGTCTCTTTTTTTATCTGCTTCTTCCTGTGCCTTTTTTGAATCATCAATGCCTTTCTGCGCTATCTTTGCTTTTAATAAAATAATACTTTCTTCAAGTTCTGTCTGTTTAGCAATTCTTTCTTTTCCTGCTTCAGTTTGTTCATCATCCCATTCATTGTTTTTTCTTGACTGCTTTAATTCTTCTTGTAAAAACTTAAGTTGTGTTTTAAGTGTTTCCTTACCTTGTATTTCCATTATAGCCAACTTTCTTTTATGGTCTTTTTCCATTTTAGAAAGTATAATATCATTATTTTCAGATACCCTTTTTACAAATTCATCGTGTGCAAATTCAGTCAGTCCTAATGTATCTGTAAGTCGTTTAATGTCAGAAATTACCATATTAACAATATCACCTATTGCTCTAAATGATTTACCTATCAGTCCACTTGATGTTTTTAAGTTATCAAAATTCGCTATTAAATAACCAATAGCCAAAATAATAGCACCTATTCCAGTAGATGCAAGTGCAATTTTAAAGCCTTTCATAGCACCTGTACTTTGTCCAACAACAACAGAATAAACTTTTTGTGCTGCTATATTCAAACCCAAACTAAGTGCAGTTTGTTTCTGCAATCCGTCCTGAATTTGTTTCAGTCCGTTAGTGATTGCCATTATAGCATTCAACTTTACTAATGTCTTTTGTAATTCTTCACTTTCTACACCAAACAATGCTGCCGCACCTGTCATTACCTGAAATCCAGCAGCACCAACTTGAACGCCTTGCAATGCTGCATCTAATTTGAATGTATCACTTGCTAAAACAGATATAGCTTGTTGCGCATCTCCGATATTATCTTTTAAATTACCAGCACCTCTTGCAGCTTCATATATTTGTTGCGTTGTAGCATTTCCGCTTACAAATAATTTAGTTAATTCTTCACGTGAATTTTTTAATTGTGTACGGAATGATTCTGCTTGTTTAGTTGCGCCTTTAATAGCTTCGCCACCAAACGCACCTGTTGCAGCTTTTCCTAACTGCTTATAGCCATCCATTAGTTTATCTACTGAAGCTTTTCCTAATTTCGCTTTTGCAGCGTAATCATCCATCATTTTCTTTTGCTCTGAACTTACGGAACTTGTTGTGGCTTTTAGTTCCTTTTCCGCTTGGTTAAGTTCATCTATTGCAGTGATTGCTGGCTCAAGTCCTTTGGGGTCTGCTACTAACTCTATTAGATATTTCATTGTCTTTTAAATTTTGTTGACGCTTAGAGTTTAACGAAAAATAAAACTCATAAATAGTCATGTTTTTTAATGATTCTATTTTGGACTCATCATGTCCAACAAAATTTAATTGAAGTTCTCTTATTTCCGATTCTACTTTTCGGACAGAATAGAAGTAACCAAATCCGAATGCTGTTTGGTCAGTGCCTTTGTTATTTCCGAATAAATCTCCAAATTCACTTCTAATTCGGTCAAAAACGGAAACAATTGCAACAAAGGCACTTGGTAAAAAAAATCGGAAACAGATTTATGTTGTTTCCAAAACTCTATATTTTCAGCACCTTTCTTAAAGTCGTATGTTGTAGGATTGTCTCCTTTCTCAAAGAATACAACAGATGCTAATTTATACATTATATCGGTATCGCAATACCACTTCATTCTTTCCTTTAATATATCGTGCAACGCTTTTATTTTAAATACGTCTATCTTTTGAGAGCTAAGTATTTTGTCAATTGCTTTGGTGTGTTGTTCTAAATACTCATACGTTATTTTCATTCTCGCTTCTTCATAGAAAGTAACTGTCTTTAATCCTCTTTGATATGGAATATTAAACGTGTCTTCAAATTGGTAAAAAGTTCTGCCTTCAATAGTGAACGCCTCTTTAATAGGATATTTCACATCTTTAGGAAAACGTGTAAACAATGATTTAAATTTGTTTTTTAATGCTTTAAATGCCATATTCGACTATTTTTTCTTTTAATTTACTCAATGGATAAGTTCCTACCGTTCTATTGTCTTTAAATATTCTTACCTGTCCCTTTGTTGGATATATCCAATACTTGTTGGCTGGATATTCTATGTTCTCGTATCTGTATTGCAATGAACCGCCACACCTACACGTTTTATAATGCTTAAATCCTTCTAATGGCTCTGATTTACTCATTTTCAGGAAGTTTAGTGTTATCAAAGAATTGCAATACACTTGCAATAATCGCATTTATGCCACACACTATCAACATTGATTTAATATCTATTTTCCACAATATAATGCAAGTCCAAAAAGAAGCCATACATGGTAAGCAATCGTATAAGGGCTTTATAATCCATTGTAATTTAACTAAATATTTTTCAATTCGCAAACTTTCAAATATCATTCCTTCTAAAAAGCATACGTGAATACCTACACAAATTAAACTTATCTCTATTAGTTGCAACATAATTCAATTTCCGTTTCTGTTGTATCTTTTGGAATGAATTTAAAAACTATCTGTTTATACTCGGTATCGCAATTGCCTAATACTTGTAAATCACATACATCGAATAACTCAAATAGCAATAATGAATATTCTGTTATTAATCCTTCAGGGTAATCCGTTAAGTCTATTGTAAAGTCAGCACCATAAACAGTTATTTCACGTTCATATTGTTTACCGAACTTGTCAGTAATGACAGATTTATAAACACCGTTATCTAATGTAGTCGGTACTATAACCGATTCTGAACATAGCGGAACCTCTACATTCCAAACACAAATACAACTCATTTTATCTATTTTAGACAAATTTAATAAAAAAATTACATATTGCGTATAAAATCTGACATAAATATATTTAACCAATATCGGAACGTGTCTAATGCATCTGCCTGTTGTGCAGGGTCTTTCCTGTCTGTCTTCTTAATAGTTCCATCGGGTAATATTTCAACGTGTTTCATATCAAATATCAATTCTTTAGCACCTTCAGGGTCAAAGTAACAAGGGTAATGCTCCAAAACAGCGTTAACTAATACTCTGTTTGTCTTTAACGGTGGATTTGGCACTAAGTACATATCTTTTGACGGTATGCTTAATTTTTGCTGTATAATATCGTAGTTATGATAATTATCCTCGTTTAAAGTCCCACGTGTTTTACCTGAATAGTCACCTGTTACATAGTAAAGTGGTGCAGGGTAATTCAATCGTATATACTCGCATAATTCGTATGTATTAGCGTTCATTAGCTTAATTACTATTGGAACGTGTATTGCGCCATCATATTGCTGAATAATAGTACAACAAAATGGATTCCTATTAAAGTCAAATGATAGGTAAGTAATTTGTGTAGGGTCGTATTTCGTTTCTTTGATATGTTTTTCTTCTTTAAAAGTATAAACGAACTTAGCATCCGTATCATAGTTAGTCCAGTCACCTTCAATCATTATCTTACGTGACCGTTCATCTAAGTTTTCCCACGCTGACCATTGGTCATTAGTTACGAATGGATTATCTATTGGACTTGCATTGATATAGTGGAACGGTGCTTTTAAAGTTCTTTTTTGATACGGCACATATATAAAATCTTTTACCCATGTTTGAGTAGGATTAAATGAACTGAAAATAAACGGTGGTGGCATTCTTAGTACATAATGTGAACCTGAACGCTCTAATGCCCTATACCACATCTTTTGACTTAGCTCCTCTATTTGTTCTAAAAAGAAACCGTTGCATTCTAAACCTAAAAAGTCATTTAATTCAGGGTCGCTTGTTATATTTTCGCCTTTAAATATAATTTTTGAACCGTTTTTATGCTTTACGAAACAGTTAGACTTATCTCGTGACCATTTCCAATTTGCTGAAGTTCCTAATATTTTCTCGATTGAAGGTATAGTGGTTGTTGTAAGTGCTGGCATATCAGAACGCACCACAACCCATTTAGAGTTAGGAAACATCTTACATAGTATAGTTAAAATTGTAAGAATGCAGAAGGTTTTACCTCCACGAATAGCACCACCGTAAAAGAAGTATTTGTTGTATTCTAAATCGTTTTCTTTATTACGTATAGCATACATAACTTCATTAAAAAGTTCCTTTTGCTTTTCGTTTTTCGACAAGTCAACTGTTATCATAGTTCAAATTCAGTACCGTCTGGCAGTTTGCCTTTTACCTTATCAGTTACAATTAGTTCCGTTTCTGTCTTTATAGTTGGATACACACCAAAACGCTTATAATAAATATCAATTGCTCTTATGTCACCTTTCTTTATTCCATTACTTAAATATGCATCAACTTCAATAGTACTTAAAACGTTATTTAAAGCCTTTTTAACCGTTTCATCTGATTTGGCTTGTAATACCATATCTGCATCCTGTTTCTTTAAATTTGATATGTATTCAGCGTATTTAGATGATAACTGCGAACCCTTTACCCTACATACTGCGTCTGTTACCTCTTTACTACCTATTGTTACCCTATATGCCTTATCTTGGTTTTCGCCTTTAGAAACCAATGAACAAAATTCTATATGTTTTATATTGGTAGGATTCATTGGTCAGTTCTATACATTTGAAAATAATTACCTTCATCCTCTATCTCATACATTCCTAAAATCTCATCACTATTAGGCATCTTTGCCGTTACTGTTGCACCGCCACTTAATCTATTAATTGTGTATGTCTTTTTATCATCAATAGTTGCGTGTCGTATTCTTAAATTTACTTTGTCAATCACTATATTATTTGAATCCAATATTAATAATGCTTCTTTGTTAAAATAAAAATTAAGTATTGAATCATAGTGCTGGCTTTCATGGCGTGATATTTTTACCGTTGCTACTTTCATAAAACGTCTTTAAGTTTATTTATGTTTGCTTTAACATCATCATAAGTCTTTATTTCAAATATCCATTTTTCTTTCCTTTGCGTGTAGTTTGATATAGATAACCCCATTATATCAGACATATCTTTACATGTAAGATAAGGATATTTTTCTTTTAAAAAGTGATATGCGTATATGTTTTCAGGTTCAATTTCTTTATTAATGCAAAGTGCTTTTATCTCATATAGATAATTCCGATATTCATCTAATGATTTAGGGCGTATAGTTACCTTAAAGTTTTTTGATAGTTCCTGTATTATGTCGCTTAGTTCACTCATTTTATAACTTGCATTTCTTGAACAAAAAATCTTATATTTTGTGATGTTCCATTTAACAATGTATCACCTGAATGAACATAAACATTACCTAATTTATTAAATGTATATTCAGGATAGTTTTTATATAATATTTCTTTTGAATTATTTAAATCATCAATTGAAGACCCTGTTAACTTTATAAAAGTTCCGTCTTTTGTATCTATAAATCTATTGTAAAACATTTAATTTCTTCTTTTAACCATTCATAATTCATTTCACGTCCGTTTATATCTGAATAACCGCCTTTCTGCCAAGCTATTGGTTTATTTAAAACATAAAAATAATTAAATTTTTGCAAAATTGCAAAATAACAATCCACAGGCTGATTAAAACTAACATCTAAACAAAGATTTCCACATTCAGTACCTGAGAATATACTAAGTGACATAATTAATTCATCACATGCATTTGATTTTACATTAATGAGATACGCATGAGTTGTTAAAGTCCTAACACATCTCGAAATTTTATCATTCACTTTTATTGGTTGTTCCCTATGTGTTCCGCTTAAATAACATAAATCCCAGTTATTTGGTAATTGTAAATTGGTAATTATTTGCAAAAAATCATTTGATAACTCGCAATCATCCTCTAATACCAAACAATTGCTTAAACCCATTATTTTCGCTCTTTCTAAAACTTGACCATGCGAAGCCGTACAACCTACATTTAAATTATCTGATTCGTATTTTGCTTTTATATTTTTTCCATTTACACCGTTAAAGACTTCATATTTGAGTCCAAAGCTATCCAATTGCGATGTAATTAGATTTAGCCTATCTTTGCGATGTGGCAATGTTATTATAAAAATGTGTTCTAACTGCATATCAAATCAATTTCAAACCATGCATTACTACGTCTTCGACATTCTGCTTGTATTCCATGTCTTAAAAACATCATTTTTTGTTTTATTGTAAGGCTTCGTGCTGAATAGTAGTTAAGTATTTTTTTGTTAACACTTTGTTTTACAGCCTTAATTAGCGGTTTTATCTGGTCTGTATTCATAGTCAAATATAGTTATTTTTATTTAAAAAAAAAATACAACTTATTTTATTACTGTTATTTAGAACCATTCTAAATAAACTAAAAATAGAAAGAATATAAATAATCTACACTTTCATTTTTTCTATTGTACTCATAGCTTAAAATATATCAAATTCTTCTTCTTTTGGTTTTCCTTTTACATACTCTATCATTTCATCTAATAGGCTTTTTGGTTTTATCCAGCTTCTATTATCCAAAATATCAACGTAATACCTTTTACTTTTTAAATCATAATCAAATTCAGCACATCCTTCTGTTCCCCAATGGTCAAACTTAATTTTTTGAACGTGCACGTAACTTTTGTTAGTTTCAAAATCTCTATATACGCAAATTCCGTTATCTGCCTTATTGTAAAAGTTTGCAGAACCTGCTATATCATACAATGTAGGTACTTCATATTTACCTGTACTTAAATTCTTTTTAATCTTAGTAGGATGTGCTACTAAAAAACAATGAACGTTATTTAATTCACAGAACGTTACAATTTCATCTAAGCATTTTCCTATATAGCTTGTTTTATCATCTGCATGTTCTATCTTATTCCATGCATCAATGACAAAATATTCAAGTCCGTAACGATGTTTGGTAAGTGCTATCTGTTTTAAAATTGAAGTCAAACTAAAATCCTTTTCAGGTTTTAAAAACCATACAAATTTATTTAAGTATTCTTTAATTTCGTTTACTTCATCTAATGTTATTCTATTTTGACCGTCCCAATGTTTTCCGCTTATCTTTCTTACTAATTTACTGAAGTGCAATTGTGTTGGTCTATTTTCAGGTGAATAAAAACAACCTCTCCAATTATGAAGTATTCGTAACTGTAAACATAGATAATCCAAAAAATCCGATTTACCATGTGAAGGTATTCCTGTAATCACAGTTAAATATCCTTTTACAATATTCAAATTAAAATTTTGTATTTCGACATTTACACCTTTGTCTAAACCATGAAAATACATATCGTCAATTTCATTACTAACATCGGATATTGTGTAAACTCCGTCTAATGGAAAGTATTGTGCTAATGATTGTACGGTTATTACTGAATTTAAGCCGTATTTAATCAAATATTCGTTTGCATCCTTGCAATCTTCTATCTCTATAAATTTACAGCGTTCAAATCCTAAACGTTCCGCTAAATCGTATTTTAGTTTCCGCCCTGCAATGTCGTTATCTAACCATAAAAGTATTTCAGTCTTATTTTCAAAGTACTCATAGCAGTTATCTAAATACTGAAGATTATTAGTATTTAAAGTTGCACCGTTTGGAACGGAAATAACGTTATCAATTCCAGATTCAATTAAACTTAACGCATCCATTTCACCTTCAACTATAAAACAGCTTTCTGAATTTTTAATGCCGTCTAAATTGTAAAATATTAATTCAGCATCTTTGAATAGTTTAAATTGCTTTACTGCATTTCGGTATTTTATGTTAACTAATTCGTTATCTCGGAAATAATTAAACTGTATTACATTTTCATCTTTCTGTGATTGTGGCATCCATTCTTTGCCATCCGTAATTCGAGCCTTTAATAATGTCTTTTGCGAAATACTGCGAGTTTCAAACCATTTAACTACCTTTTCAGATAATTCTGTTTTATTTTTCCATTCAGGTTTTTTGTATTCTATCTTTTGCATCTCATTCTTTAAAAATCCACTCCAATTACAGTGATTACATCTCCACACTTTCTTATCCAAATTTACACCTAAACACTTATCTTTTGACTTTTTACGATTGTGTGAACATTTCGGACAAGTTGTGGTTATTTCACCTGATATCTTTCCGTATGGTATCTGTATTCCAAAATCTGCGTAATTCATTATCTTACAAGTTTAGGCTTAGGTGGATTAATTGTTTTTTCTATTTCAGTTATATGCCTACGAAAACTATTTGTAACATGTTTGTAATCGTTAAAACTACTACCATTTAAAAACCTTTGTCTAAATGATTGAATAATCTGTGGTGACTTTGCAGATAAATTTAACTTCATTAATTCAGCCTCAAATATTGCTCTTTGGTTTTTTAGATACCAATCAACTATATTTCCTTTTTCGATTTTTCCGTTTATAATGTAGTAATCATAATCTTTATCTATAACTATAACATTATCTGTATCTATATCATTATCTATATCGGTTGATTTCGTTGAGGTATGTTGAGTATTTTCAACATCCGTTAACGTTTGTTGAAGTTCGTTAAGCTTTTTAACACGTTTTGCCTCTGCTGAAGCCTTACCTGCATCTGAATTTTTACCAACCTTATCAATGTATTTAACTAAATCACGTTTTAATTGGTGTTTTATAGGTTCAAATCCTATCTGCGTAATTCTATCAGGCATTTCAGGATTAAGGTCGTTAACATACCTAAAAACATGTTTAATTAATCTACCAGCTTCTTCATCTGTTAATGTTTCAAACAAATGTATTTGGTCTACATATAGTAAAAATGATTTTTTATCCTTTGCCATTTGTTTTAATTTTATTAAGATAATTACTAACAAGCGTTAACTCATAAGGGTCAAATGATTTTATAGTTTCCAATATTGATTCTAACTCAAAAATGTAGTCAGTAATAACAAAATTATCATCAATAATATTTTTAATATTTCTTTTTGATTCAGTTATGTCTTTATGGCAATCAATACATAATGTTATAAAAACAGAATCATCATAATCCCATATTTCATTGCCAAAGATATATTTTTTATGATGAACATTAAGTTCTGTGTCATCATCAAAGCAACATTGACAAGTAAAATTATCACGTTGTAAAATTTCCAAACGTTTCTTTTGCCATTTAGGATGTCGTAATTTTTCAGAATAAGAAGTGCTATTTGCCATAAAAGAGAATTAAAAAACCGTATCGGTTATCAGTTGGAACGGGTGTAAAGCAACCCTCTGATTTTCCGATACGGTAGTATGTTAAAAATGTATTTTCTCTCATGTGCTTTACTTTTAGGTGTTCCAATCCCTTATGCAAATATAGATAAAAGTATTCTATTGTGCAAGTTTTATGTAAAAATATTTTCCGTTATTAAATTCAACACTTCCGATTTCTATCATCATATCCAATTCAATTTTTAATGATACGTAGGTATGTGAATGAGATAGCTTTTTTAGAAGTTCATTAAATGTGTGTGGTGTTGTTAGTGTTTGTTTTATCATTGTTCTATTTGTTTACAAAGTTTCTTGTATTTTTCTGCTATCTCAATGTAGTATTCTTTGCTTATCACACGTTTGCTTTTATCATCTGCCAAAGTTTCTAATTCATTCAATACTTTTATTCCATATCTTTTTATTATTCCTTTTCGGTATTCAATTAGATTGCCTGATTTATGTTGGTTACAAAAAACGCACTGGCCTGAACAATTAAACTCGTTAAATAATAGTTGAGGTGTTCCACTTGCTGAATAATAATGACCAGCATCAAACTTTGTAATTGAACTTAATTTAAAATCACACGAAATACAACTTTTACCGACATCTCTAAGCCTTATAAATCTTTGAAACCAATAACGTGCTTCTTTTCGATAATCAGTAACCGTTTTTAGCTTTTCCTTAATTATTGACTTTTCCTTTTTCCACTTTTTCTCACGTTCTTTTTGTACAATTTCTTTTGCTTTTTTAACGGTGCAATCGAAACACAAATTTTGTATAGATGTGTATTGCTTAAACTCTAATTTGCATTTCTTACACTTCAAAACGGACATTTTATTTTATCAATTCTTTTATTTTCGCTTTCTATTATTTTAGGCATATCACGTTCTATTTTTTCTCTTATAGCATTTCTAATAAACGCTGTAGGCTTTATTCTAAGCGTTTTTAATTGCTTTAAAAGAATGTTAAATATGAATCCATTTTTTGTTATTTATAATATCACAAATAAGACAATTACTCACGTTATAAATAATAGATAGTTTTCGTTGAGATAAATTTTCTGAATTTTTTCTAATTTCTAAAACCTGTTTTTCTGTTAATTTACATCTGCCGTTGTTTGTTCCATTAGCATTCATAAGTCCTATTTTGTAAGAATGAATAGTATTTTCAGAATAAGTACACCACTCTAAATTTTTAGTAATATTATCTGTTTTTAT